AGTCGCGTTCAGTTGCAAGAAACCATCAACGCAATTTACAGAAGCGAATGATTTATTGCCTAGTTGATAACTTAAATCCCAATCATCTATAAAGCCTGAATACTGTCGTATGCCATTTGTTTCAATAGCAACCTGCTTGCGTGGAACTATCTGCGTATAGAACGGCCCATCAACATAGAACGGATCGAAGTGCCTATCGTCATTGTGCAAAGTTATTGAAGCGTTGCCTGCGGTGTATTTGTCTAGCTCGTTGGACTTACCGCGCCCAATCGAAACACTAGCAACATGATCTGTAACATCATAGAGAACATCACCACCAAGAATGTAGTTGCTATTTAGAACACCGCGAACAGGATCATCAAGTGCAAAGTAAGAACCTAGTGAGTCTGTTAAGTCAAACGCAATAAAAACTTTAGTATCTGGAACAGCCATTTATGCGCTCGCAAATACCGGGCCGCTTGCGCGTTCATACTTCTTAATAGCATCTACAATTTCGCGCCCTACCTGTGAACCGTTAGTTCCCAGACCTGCATTAACTGTGATGTTGTAAGTCGCACCCATGCCAGCATTGCGACCCCGTAAAGGTATGACTGCTTCAGGCCCTGCTTCACCAATCATTGCAAGTGTTGGCTTGTTTACAATTCCACCAGCAGCTAGTTTTGGTACGCCACTAAGAATGTCATTTAACTGCCCAACTTGCTTCTTAGATAACTTGCCAGAATCCAAAGCCTTTTGTAAGTCTTTAGGTAGTGCAGCGAAGCCACCGACAATACGGAAGCCTGCCTTCTTAATTGCAGCAATGATGCCATTGACCATTGCTTGACCCTGAGTTATACCTGCCTTGTAGAAAGCATTTGCGCCTGCTGCGCCTAGTGCTTTAGCAGCCGTATCAACGCTCTTAACTAAAGCGTTGGTTTCTGTTATCGCGCTTGCGCCACCCTTAATAAGTTCATCAGCAATCTTGCCACCTGCTTCAGCACCTGCGGCTAACACCTGCTGAATCGCTGTTTCAGATAATCCCATTTTGATAAGTTGCTGAATCTTGCCAGCAAAAGCAACAATGCCAGCAGCTTGAGCGCGTAGGTTTTTTAAGAATGTCCCAGTACCACCACTAGCAGCTTCACCAAAGTTAAGTAGGCCGTTGATTGAATCGCGCACACCATCCCGGAATGATGCAAAGGCATCTTTAGCTGCTTGCAATTTATCTCTGGCAGCCGTTAGTTTGTTATTCATTTTTTCTAATGCAGCAGTAGCCCGTTTAGTTGCATCAGCAACACGCTTTGCCATAGCAGCAGCAGCCTTAGCAGCCTTAGCAGATTTAGCAGCAGCTCTAGCAGCCTTGTCAGAAGCGGCAGCAGCGGCAGCAGCAGCAGCGGCAGCATCTGCCGCAGAAGTATCTACAACTGTGTCCTTTGGTAGAGAATTTATTCCAAGTCGAGCATTCTCTACTGCATCCATTGCGTGTCTTGCGGCGACAGTAAGCGCATCCATTGCCACGATCAAGTATCTAGTTTCAGCAGTTGCGCCCCTAGTTTTAGTTGTTGCATTGTCCATCAAAATAGCAATGTCTTTATCTGCCGCTTGAGCAGCAATTGCAAAGTCATAAATCTCTGCGACAAGAAAACCAGCAGCAACTATGAGTGCGCCAATACCTGTGCTAATCAAGGCGCGTTTCATAACACCAGTAGCAATAGTTGTTGCTGTAGCAGTCGCTCCAATAGCAGCAGATGTTGAAACCCACGCAGCGCGTAAGGCGTAAACCAACGGGGCAACAGTTTTAATACCAATGAATATCAGAATTACATCTTTAACCTTTTTAGCAGTTCCATCTAGGTTAGTTATTAAAGTTGCAATTTCTGTTTTTAGTGCGCTGAGTCCTGCACCTGCACCTTCAAACTTAATTACTTCAACTACGCGCTCAATTATAGGCATTACATTGTTTGTAAAATACTCAACTAATGTAGTAAGAATTGGCAACAACAATCCACCGATAGTTTCTTGTGCTTCGCTAAGTCGCTCACGCAGAATTGCCATCTTGCCTGAGAATGTATTAGCAGCAACAGCAGCCTGACCACCAAAGATACCGTTTAAGTATTCCTGAACCTTTGCAAAATCTTTTGACTTCTTTATGTTCTCAGGAATGATTACGCCTAAGCGTTGTAAAGCTGTGTAGTTTCCGCCATAGGCTTTGGAAATTGCGAGTGATACTCCAGAAAGTTCGCGCCCGCTTCCCGCGCTTACATCTAATCCAAGTTTGAGAAGTTCTTGTGCCTTGCCTACATCACCAGTAGCGCGAATAAGATTTTCTAATGCCGGGCGCAGTTCAGTATCAGATACACCAGTTGCAAATTGTTGTGTAGTTATGAATTTTTCAGTTGCAGCAATGGCTGAATCAGTTGCACCCGTGACATTCTGTAAAGTCTTTGCCAGTTTTAACTGCGCCTTCTGATCGGCAGCAGCAGCCTTGACTGCATCTATTCCAAACTTACCGGCAGCTAGTCCCATGCCAGCAATAGCTAGCGCAGCGACCTTTGCAGTCTTAGATAAGTTACTACCCATAGTGGCAGAAGTTTTGGATACATTCTTTAACGAAGTGCTTAACTGAGTTGTATCGCCTTTGAATCTAACTTCAAAATCTCGACTTGAAGTGCCTGCCACTAAGACTCCTAATGGGCAGACATACCTGCCATCAACTCTAAGAACTCACGGCGTATGTCTTGCCGTATTTCTTTCTGACTCATTCCATTGTACCTAGACAAATCTAAGTCCTTAAATTCTATTTCACATTTAGTGCAACGCTTATCTAGTGTGCAGGTGCATTCCCAGTAATCAAGGGTTGGTCTGTTCTGCTCACGCTTTGTAATCGTAACTGGTGGGCGGTCTGTGTATCTGAACTCAGGTGCTTGCATAATCTCGCCATGTCCACGCAGGGTATGGAATACGGCGTTAGGTGCGTGTTGTGGTGCAAAGAAGATACGCGCAGGATCGCTGGTCTGTGGATCACCAACAATGCCTAAGAAGTCGTGCATCTGTTTCCAGACTGAATACCATTGGTGACTAGGTACGGCTTCATCAAATGGAATAACAATGTGCCAATGCTCATCATCTTGCGCATGACTATAAGTTGTGTAGGCAATGTATTCATAGCCTTGCAGTTTGTCTAATGTATTTGCTAGGGCTTCGCCATCTAAGTCAGCTACGAAAGCGTTGATAGCAATTACATTCTTGTTACCGCGATAGCCGTTCTCAACATAGGTAACAGGGCTGTATAGATAGCCTTTGTATTTGTCCTCACGCTTTGCATGGTGTGACAACAGGGTTACAAAGTCAGACCAAGAATCCGCATAGGGCTTTGGCTTGTTGTCTTTGACTGACCACCATTTAACTGCGTACATAGGTCAGACCCTAGCAGATGTTATACAGTAAGTAAAGCCTAAAGGTTCTCTAGTTTTTTGGTGATTCTATTGAGGGTTGCCATGTATTCTGCCTTGATCGTTGGAGCCATTGCTTCAATGGTAGGCCAGACATAATGCCCCTTGTTACCGCCGCCAAACTTAGCGGTACGCGGTGGGAACTGCGGTAACTTAGTTGCGCCAAACTCAGAGCCGTAGAACACATGACCCCTAGTAACTTTCTTTTTACGCCCACTATTAGGTCTGGACTTAGACACAAACAAACTACTGCCCCTGAGCCTGATAGCAGGTACGCGGTCTGAGATAGCCCTGAAGCCCTTAGCTGATTGGATAGCCTGCCGGGGATTAGGTGAGTAACTAGCATGAGCTCTAATCTCAGGCACAACCTTTGTAGCAATAGCCATAGATGCGGTGCGTATTTCTTTGTTAAATGTTTGATCCATTGCGGATGCTCGTCTTAGAAATTCAGAAAGCCCGACAACTTCAATAGATGCGCCACCAGCGCGACCAAATAGAAACTCACTCTTTGCCATTACATCCCCTGACTGTTTCTCCAACGCAGGTACATACTCATAGTAAAAAGCATACGGTCAGATTCTTGCATTAGAACTGATGGAGCAATACCAGTTTCAACTGCAAGATAAGCCAAATACCAATGTTGGGATGAGTCACCCAACCCAACTATTTTGGGCTTTCTTCACTCGCTTCGATTGTGTCAACATCATCACACCACTCGTCAAAATCTTTCTTGGTCTTACCAAAGCGGTGTAGCCAATGCCATGCAATCCATAACAAGTCTGTAATACGAAAGTCTGATTCTAGTGAAGCAATAGACTTCGTGAACTTGTCCTCGAATGCAACTAGGTCACGCGCTGTTGCGTTTACTTCCTCAACAGTTTCATCATTAAAAGTAACGCGCAGGTTGATTTTCATAGTTAGCTAGTTGCCCGTACTACTGTGCCGGAAGTCGGCCAAGTAACGCTGAATGTAGCAATGTCACCAACGGAAGATGCGTGTGGACTGTAAGAGTTCACTAGGCATACTGCGGTGTATGACGGGTTAGCAGTTCCAACGGCTGAACTTGTTGGTGTGATAACCACAGTTGCAAGTGTGTTGTAAAGAGGAAACAGAGTTGCATCAACGGAAGATGCTGCAAAGTCCTGCATGAACTGAAGCGTTACAGAACCAGTCTTTAGGCCACCGATACGCTCACGGAAAGTTCCACCAAAGGCAGTTGTTTCCAAGTCATCAGATTCAAGTGCGAGTTCAACGCTGTTTAAGTTTGTAGAGAAATTGGTACCGTTCACGGTGACCTTGTAATCAGTAGCTGCAAATTTTGCCATGCTGTTTAATGCTCCTAGTCTGCGTAGCAGAGAACTATAAATTCTGCTGCTAGATAGTTTACTTCACCAACAGCAATGCTTGCGTAAGCTCGCATATCGGTAACTCTTAAATCATACACTTTCCCACCGAGTGTCTTGTCAGACTCAACAGCCAACTTGATACTGGATGAACCTGTGCTTGAACAGAAGGCATCTATGGCATTCTGCGCTGATCGTTCAGCTACGCGCCCAACTAGAACAATGACGGTAAATGTGTAGGTCTGCATTCCCCTGTGAAATGTATCGTCATAGGAAATTGAGTCAGGCTGGATTATGGCAATCGGTGGATTGGGATTGTCAGGCATAACTGCTGCGGTGCGTAGCCCGGTGATCGTGGCAAGGTTTAGTGCTAACCCTGTACGGATGTCAGTTAGTGAAGCCATTAGACAAAGTTTCTTAGTCTGCGATACGGCGCAACCAACTGCGCAACATCAGGGTCAATGTCCCGTGTGACGGAAATAGCACCTAAGTCACCAAAGCCTGCAACACCTAGCGGTGAATCTAAACGCTTAAAGATACGGCTTGCCTGAATGATCGCGGCTTGTGTAATTGCAATAGGTACGGATGCCCAACCAAATACGGCGGTCAGTTTAACTAGAGCCTGATCTGCTTCAATCGGGAACAGGTAGTTCTCAACAGCGCGT